GTCCATGTCAGCGTAGATTGATTCTCGCCAACTGAAGCCCTCGGTGTAGGGGTTGACATTCGTGAGCAGCGTCAGCAGTGGGTGATCGGTCAACTCGATCAGGTTTTCCACGTTGCCGCGAAGTTTGCCCTGCACTTTTACGCTTGGTGTTACCGACATTCGACCACGCAAGAATGCTCTGGTCGTTGCATCCAGGTCAATCGCACCAAGGTTTGATTTTCGCATCTGCTTGGGGTTGCCTATTGCATACAGCCTGAGTGGTATGTTTGCCGCCGTTTGACTTTTTACAGTCACGCATCGGTGAACCATCATGCCATATCGCTGCACCAAATCAGTTGCCGATATTCGATTGCCCATAGATACACGCGGCATCGTGCCGCCCGAACCAAAGATGGGTTCAAATATCTCGCGCTCAGATTCAATCGCCTTGTCTTGTCTATTCCAAAATGCCATCAGAGGTTTTCCCAACTTTCGTCTTCATCGTCGTACCAACTTTCGTTGGCGGTGTGTTCGTCGGTGGTGGTAATGTCCCTGCCAGCGGTCGCAGCATCAAGCGAAAGCGGGGTTCTAAGTATGCCATCAATTTCGACGCACGCATACCTGATCGCATCGCAACAGTGATCGTTCGACTTGACAGGCACATCCCGCACCTCGCCACCTGTTGTTTTCCATTCGTATGTTTCAAACTCTTGTATTGTGTTCTCGCAGTGCGGTTCAACCGTTAGCCTTGGTACACCATTTCCCGAAACCACCATGCGTGCTTGTACACTCTGGATGCCACTGAACACCTGATTGTTGGCTGGCTGAACATATAAGCCCGCATTCCGCATTCCCGCTATCAATGAAGCAGCCGATGGGTCAACAACAAACACTTCAACATCGTGCTGCTCATTCCACTGTTTGGCGTGTTCGATAACTTCAGGCTCCAATTGTTTTGTTTGATACCATTCGTCTGCAATGTGCAAATTTCCATCCCCATCTTGTTTGATAAGGATATGCACAGCGGGGTTGGTATACCCCGCATCAACACCAACGATGCAGCGGACAAAGTTATTGCTGTCTCTGTGGCGGACAAACTTGTGCCTGTCCCATCTATCAAAGATAATGCCCTCGCTTCCTACCCATTCGCCCAACACGAATCGCTTGTACGCCACGCCTGTAAACTCGTTCAGTGAGTCAATGTATTCTTGCGGTAGAAAGAAGTTGTCAGCCGACTTGGTTTGAATCACCCGACAGCCCTTCGCCGTTTTGAACCCTCTAGCCAGCCCAAACTTCTCAGCAAGGAAGTGGGTTGGCGATGCTGGGTTGCACGCTGCATACAACTGGTTGGGCAAACCTTCAACACTCACCCGAATGCGACCCATGAGTTGCGTGAAGTCATCTTTTGTGATTTCAACCGCTTCATCGCAAGCAACGCCTGTAAGACTGTATGAACCGATCTTTTCAGGGTCATCGAGTCCGAAGTATACAATTTCACCGCCCCCCTTGATCCGTATGATCTTCTCACTTTTGTTGTGGTCATAAGAGCCAAGCGGAAGCACAGGCGGGTTCATGCCATCTGGTTCGAGCAGGGTTCGTAATGTTGTTGCTTTCAGTGTCACCAAATGCTTCCTGCACAACCCTTCCCTAGCACCAACAACCGATGCCCTTGCCAACAACTTAAAGCAAAGGCTTCTCGACTTGCCCGCAGCAAAGGCGCCCGAATAAAGCACACATCGTTCGGTTGCGTGTAGGAACTCATCTTGCTTTGGTAGCAGTTTGTGTTCAATCTGTTTCATCCGCTCGCTTGAATATAACGGTTAGTCCACCATCGGAGTCACCTGTTATTCTATCAGCCACCTTGCCCTCAATTCTTTCCAACACTTCTCGCTCAAATTGGTAGTTACCACTCAACGCTTGCTTCAGGATTTGTTCGGCTAGGATTTCCGCCACCTTCCTGCCACCATGTTCCTTTTCCAATGCTTCCTCGATGAGGGTGGTGATTCGCTTGCCTTTTGGTGCGCCTTTCGGATTCTTCACCTCTCCCTTTTGTATTCGATATTCGTTGCCCTCAATAAACTTGCCAGCACTGTCCCTGTTTTCATCTGCCATTAAATACCACCAATCGGTATTTTTATTATCGGGTTGATGTCATATCCCGCTTTCTTTTGTCTTTGCACCATGCTTTTCCCTTTGTCTTGTCTCACTATTTTGGCACCCCACTTTTTCTGCAATAAGGCGAATTGTTCTTTTTCTCTCTGCACCGTCCTGTACTTAGCACACCCCCCAAGATTGCCATGGTCATTTTTTCTCATGTGAACCATGTTGAATCGCAGCACTTTCCTATATTTGTTGCACTGCTGAATCGTCATGTCGTAATCTTCCTTCAACGGCATTGTTTCGTCATACCGCAACTCAGGCTTGATAAATCCCGACAGCGAGCCGCTGATATAAGACTTGCAACAAAAAGGCGTATATTCTCGATATGAACCTTTGTCTGCTGCTGGGTTCACTCCCCACATTCTCGCACCAAACTCCTTACACATCGAAAAACCGAGTTCAATAAATTCTTCTATCTCATCTGCATCCAGTGCTTTAGCCTTGTATCCTGCTCCTTTTGGTATCCATCGCCCGATCATTTCAAGATCATCGTCGATCAGCAATACATTCTGCTCCGCATACTGCTCCAGAATCCAGTTCCTCGCTCTTGCGATGTTGCCGTTCACTCGATCAGGGCATGCCATAACATTGACCCCCTGATCTTGATATTCTTCTGCCTCTGATTCTCCCACGCAATACACAACGCTGGGCAGCAACAGGTGGGTTTTCAATCCCTTTGCTCTCTTGTAAGATGGACTTATCAATGTAATGCTACTCATCCAACCATGTCCTTCGTTATTCGTGTTAGATACTCAGCACCATTGACTACCCTGCCAACGCCCTTGCTCCAAGGTTTCCCATTTGCCCTTTTTGCTGACACGGTTTCCAATTCAAAATGTGTTTGTGCCATAAGCCAATCGATGTCATTATCAAACACCAAAACAAGATAGTTGTTGGATTCATCTATCTGTTGTGAAAAGTTTTCAGTGGGCTTTTCTTTACCCTCTCCACCTCCAAAAATTTCTTCAATGATGGTGTCTGCTTCCTCCTCACTGAATCCTGTTGCACCCAACTGGTCAGCATCTAGGTCTTTCAATACCGATGCCAAGTTCTTTTCATCCCACTCTGCCAGTTCAGCCGTTCGGTTATCTGCAATGGCATAAGCGGTAGCCGATGACCCCACCAAGTCAGTTTCGACTACCGCTATGTTTTCCCACCCAAGTTCAACAGCAGCCGCCAATGTGCCATTGCCTGCAACCACTTCCCCTGTTGTATTCACAACAATCGGCTTCTGTTGCCCAAACTCCTGCAATGATCGCTTGATGGACTCGATATTCTTGCCATCATGTGATCTTGCATTTCTGGGGTCTTGCGTAAGTTCCGCTACCCCACGCTTTTCAATTTCCATATTGCACCTCGTATTCTTTACTTATTCATCCAACCAAACGCTTTCTCCAGTGCTGCCATTACAAAACGGTGGCACACTACGCCAGCAATAAAACCAACCAAACAAAACAGTGTCTTTTCATCAATCATTATTCGTTCTCCAAATCTTTTACTTCTTTGCCAATCTTCAAAACATCCTTGACTGTGGCATACGACCACGCAAGGCTTATGCAACCTGTACCGATCAAAACTGGGATCATGAGCCATCCCAGGTAATTTGCAATGGCATAGTTCAATATCACCAAACAAATCCCGATCACGATTGCTCTGCCACCGATCATCGGTAAGCCAATCGCTTTCGTAAAAACCATCGCTATAATCCCAACCAGAGTCGAAATACCACCAAGCCAACTCAGGACTGATAATTCGTTCATCGCTAGCGGTGGACTCCCAATGGTTTCCATCGCCGACCCAATCGGGTTCGTGCCAGTGGGCATTGATGGGAACAGTGCAGAACAACCAAACAAACCAAACAAGCCAAGCATTATTGTAAGCCATTTCAATTTACCCATTGCGGAAAATCCAATTAAGTGTCAAGGGAATCATTCCCGCAACTGCTCCGAATACGGCAGCAGTCGCCTTGGCTTGCCAACGCAGCACAGTCAAGTGTCTATCCATTTTGGTTAGTCGCTTTTCTACTTCATCCACTCGCTCTGTTAAGGTTTCAAGTTGAAACAAAACAAGTTTCTGGTATTGCGACCAACCATTTTTGTTTGGTGGGGAATTAGTTGTCATTGGGGATTATCTCTATGCTTCTTCTTTCGCCAGGCTTGAACCTGATTCGTTTAGCAAACCACAACCTCACAACGCATTCATGCGCCCAACTCTTGCTTAGTCCGCTCAAGTTTGCAATATCTCGAATCGATGGCGGGCGGTTGTTGATGTGATAGTAAGCCACAATCGCGTTCATGGTTCGGTCAATGCTTCTCATGCTGTTGCCGCCCTCCATTGATCGTACTCCCTAAAGACCACGGTTTCGGCATCCCAGCAACGCTGCGACCTCGGCGACTTAATCATCTCAGATTCTCCAACAACAATGGCTTGCGACCACATTTGCGTATTCCGCCTCTTTACAAAATCTGGCTTCAAATCACGCAAGCACCCTGCATTTGCAATCCACCATGGCAGCGGGGTTGTCATGGTTGCCATCATCTGCTTCGGTGGATGTGCTCGATGGGTATGCCCATGAACATATAAACCGAATTGATGACCTTGCAAGAAGTAGATTGCCTCGCGTCGAATACCTGCCGCACTGCAATCGAACCCATGCGAGAAGCAAACCTGCCCAAGCCGAAAGCATCCTCGCTTGCGGTCATACTCGTACTCGGCTTTGGTATTCCAGTGCTGCAATTCATCGATGTTCTTCCTCATATCGAGCAGTTGTCGCACTCTCGGGTCAATCCTGCCCTTGGCAAGTATGTTGGCATCATGATTCCCCTGCAACATGACTAGGCTTGAGGACTTTGGTGCGACCCTGCGAATAGATTTCAGCATCTCATTCGCTACCTCATACTCGTCAAGCAAAGTGTGCATCGCTTCATCGTTCCACTTGCTGCCCGCATCGCCTTCAACCAGATCGCCAAGGTGTACGATCACATCTGGTTTTCGGTCTGCAATTTGACCAAGCAACCAAGCGATGGCAGTTTCGTCTTGGTGCGGGCAATGCGTACAACTAAAGGCAAGGAATGATTTGGTGACACTCAAACAATAGCCCACCCGCAAACTAAGTCAGGGCAAACAATCAACAGCCTACCCCATAGAAGCATTCTCATTCATCACCTTCTGGTTCCGCTTCTATTACTTTTGTTGCCACGATCTTTGCGGGCTTGCTTCGCTTCTTTGGTTTTGCCTTTGCGGGTTTCATCAACTCCAACACCTTCGCTGCCGCATCGTCCTTCGATTTGCCGTGTGCATTTGCCACCGTGCCATGTTCACCTCGGACGCTTACATGCCACATACCTGCAACTGGTTCGTACACCTTGAGTTCATGCCCCAAGTCTTCACACAACTTTTCTAGTTTCTCAAGCATTGCCATATCTCCATGTTTTCATTTTGCTCACATCATCTGCACCAACAATCAGCCCAGCGAATGCAACAAGGTCATCGGCACGAACCGTGACCATCCAATCACCCAAGTTCTTGCGATGTGCAACGTACGGAATTGCATCGCCGCAATCACCAACAGCCTGTGCCATCGCCTTCCCAAGATTCAAAGATTCCACCCGTTTAACTTCGCAGTGCGTGTTGGGAATGCCGCAGACAACATCGGGCGAATCCGCACCGCCCTGATATTGCTGCCCACGGCGAGCGTCTTTGCAGTCACAATTATCTCGCAACCACTTTGCCCACTCCCTCTCACCTCTTTTACCTTTGCTTATGCTGTTTGTCATTCTCCCACTCCTTGAACCCAAGTGCAATTCGCTAATTCACGAACGCTTGAAAATTGATTTCATTGCACAGCCCGTATCTCCTCCGCATTATTAGGCGGCATCTCTCTATTTGTCAATCGGCTTTTGGCTTTGTCCGCTGTAATTTTTTTTATTGTCACGGTTGGTCACGATTGGTCACGCTTTTGTCACGCTTTGGTCACGCTACACCGTTTGAAATTATTATGATGCCGTGTAGACATTTGACCACTCAAGTAGACATTTGACCACTCAAGTAGACATTTGACCACTCAAGTAGACATTTGACCACTCAATCCGTCATAAGAACTGGCTTATGACGGCGGTTCAAGAACGGTTTAAGAACGGATTAAGAACGGTTTAAGAACGGATTAAGGTCGTTGGGTTGGACTTGATCGTGTCAAGACCGATCAAAAGGGGTCAACCGCCGTCTGAACTGGATTCATCTGGGTGCCACTGGGAGTTACTGGGTGTCACTGGAACCATACGCTTGTTATTTCACAGAAAATGGGTATGTTCTGGACTGATCTGGAAGCAACTGGGGAACACTGGGGGCTTGATCCAGATTGATCCAGACTTGATCCAGACTTGATCCAGACTTGATCCGCGTTGATCGGGCTTGATCGGGCTTGATCGAGATGTCCCAGATAAGCCCAGTTCGTCATAAAACCGCCCTTATGACGGCGCAAAATCCAACAAAACCGCCTTGGTGATATCTTAAAAGGCGAAAAAAAAATTCATATTGTGTTTTTCCCGTCATAAAAACTGGCTTATGACGGCGGACAATTACGGACAAAAGAAAAACAGGCTGATCGTTAAATCAACCTGTTCACTCCAACCCTTCCCCCTTCATATCGTCATAATCTTCAATCCTTCTCCAACGGCATCATTTCAGTTCCTTCCATGATATCCCACTTCATCTCTCGTAAGCAATAGATAAATCCACAGGCACTACGGCTCCATGTTTCAGGTTTTGTCGGGTCATACTTCTTGAGGAATGGATACTTGCCAATCGCAAGTGTTGCCCATTTCAATCTGGTTTCATCACTCCAACCCATAACCGATTTCTGCATTCGCTCTTGATCGTTATCCGCTTCAAGTTGTTCCTGTTCGGAAACCTGCATTCGTTCACTTTGGTGCATTTCCGCTTGCCCACCCTCGTCAATCGGTATTCCTGTCTTGCCTGCCTGTACTTCACGAAAGCACTGCTGAAGCCATTTTGGTTTTGGGTCGATACCGCTGTATCGGTGGTACATCACGTTCACCGCTTCCCGCAACCATTCTGGATTCAAAATTGAAAACGCTTCCCTCCAAGAATCAATTTGCACCTGTGAAGTTTCCCACTTTGGATACAACCCTCGCAACAATTCCTTCGTCTTTTCCCACTCTTGGGTTCTGTTTATTTCAGACATGATCAACCTCCAATTCTCCATAGGTATCTTCAAAGAATTGTTTGCCGCGTATTACGACTGTGCCTACTTCTTGCCCGTGGATGTTGTACAACGTCAGCGTAGTTGTTGCTGCCATGACTTCAATAGTATCAAACGATGGTGCTTCAACTTCTGAATCGTAGCCTGTGGTTTCAATTTCCAAATCCGCTTCCAAGTGGCACAGGTAATGTTTACCATCCAAGGTAATCCCCACTTCATCCTTTTCAATAGTAATTTCGCTACTCATTGCATTGTTTCCTTTCATTTTTCATTTCTTTTTTATTATCCAGACCATTCATTTCGTCATCATCAAAGGTAGAAAAGCATCCACAGCCCCCCCAATCAAACATGTCAACCTGAGCATCTTCCTGAACGCGAAGTTGCTTCAGTGTGATCTTTCGCTTCTGATTGTCCTTTGTATAAGTTAGAATCGTAACATCTTTTTCAAGGAATTTCCGCATCTTTTCCTCTTCGGCTTCCCACTCCGCATACACTTCTGGCAACTCTTTCAATAGATGCTTGAAGTGTGCAGCGCCCGCTTTTACGCATCCACCACCACAGTTGTTATGTGGGAATCCCATGTCGTACAATCTTGGGTGCTTAACACCTTCTTTGTTGCACCATGCAATCATGTCATCCTTCATTAGGTATGGCGGTTCTAGCAATGGGGACTCGACAAAGTATGGTTTCCAAAAATTTTGCGAGCGTTTATACCTATGCTCCTCGTCCCAATTCATGCCAATGTAAAGGACTACGCTTTGCGGGTCTGGGTAGTTTTCCTTGACCCAATTGGTAGCCATCTCTCTTTTGAGTATTCTGCTGCAAGGGTCTAGCCTACTATTTGCAAGCAATCGAACATCCTTCATCACTTCCCAAGGCGTTCGACCATCCGCAATCTTAATCAATTCCCCCCCCACATTCACTGCCGATTCATCCAAAAACCTGTACAGGTCTGCATCTTCAATAAGCGTGTCAGTAAAAAGCATTTTCAGATTCTTCGTTCCATGCTTTTCAGCAACTCGTTTAGCAGTAGCCCATGATGCCAACCCCCCTGAATAGAAAATTAAG